CGTAAGTTACTTGTGTTTTCAACAGCAACAGCATTACTTTACCTTTCTGAGCTAGATGCTGAGACTTGGGGCTTGATTGCTATTATTTATGTTGGTGGCCAATCGGTCATCGATGCTGTTAGGACTTACAAATACGGAGACAGGGCGTGATTTGGCTTACTCTCTTAAAGTATCTTAAAATTACAGCCGCCTTCTGTCGCCAGCATTGGCGATGGCTGGTTGGGATCATAGCATTTGTTATTGTGTATTCACTGGGCAGAAAAGGTGCAGCAGGCGTCAGAGTTCAAGCCGAATTGGCAAGGAAACAGTACAAGAAAGAGAAAGAAGCAATCGAAAAGGCGCACGAACTAGAAATCAAAAAAAGAGAAGAAGCTGAGAAGAATTATAGTGAAGCTGTTAAAAAGATAGAAGAGAGATATGAAAAAGATAAATTAAATATAACAAGATCAAAGAAAGAAGATGTTAAGAAACTAGTTAGAGAAGCCAAGTCCGATCCAGATGAGATTGATAGGATTTTAGAAACCGAATTGGGGATTAGAAAGATATGAAATTAACAAATGAACTATTAGAGCAAATGATCGAAGAAGTAACAGGTGAAGGATACTGGGACGATGAAACGGGTGAGTGGATTGACCCGGAAGAAGAAGAAGGTTATGAGGGAGAAGTTCGTGGAATTCCAGGTGGAAGGCGAGCAATGAGAGATATTGTTCTGCCTCAAATGAAGTCTCCGAGCGAAATTGGCAATAAGCCTGTGAAGCGTTATCCTAAAGGTCACCCGCTGGAAGGCAAGCCAGTTACAAAAGGGTGGATGGACTCTGTTCTCGCAAGAATGGAGAAAGAAAAACAAGCCGATATAGAAAAGCACAACCAAAAGGCAGTAGCAAAGGGGCAAGTTAGAAGCAAATGGGCAGAGTCTAAATTTAAAATAACAAAAAGCGATATATTAGAAATGGTAAAGGAAGAAATTGCAAACGTTTTAAATGGAGAATAAATGAAGTATTTTTTATTAGGATTTTTAATTACGTGGTCAAATGCGGCATATGCAGAGGAGCCCAAGACTGTGTATAAAAAGAAAACAGAAATTGAGTTTGATTCACTTGAGCTTGAGGGCGAGTTAGTAAAACCTCAAGGAGCTTTAGTGCTGGAAAGGAAAAAGGCAAATTTCAATCCCTTGATTAAACTCAGAAAAGATTTTAACATAGAAATGAACCAATCAACAAAACACATTAAATAAGAGGTAAATATGAATTTATTTGTACTTATGGTTTCTTTTGTATTCGCATCAGAGCCAGCATTTACTACTTTAAAGAAAGGTCAAAAAGCCCCTTTTAGCGGCAGGTTGTTCAATGACGAAGCGGTGTCAAAGTTGATCGTTGATAACCGCTTGAAAGCAGAACAGTGTAACATTGAAATAAAGTTTCATACAAAAAGAGCAGTTGAGAGGGAAAAATATAACTATAATTTACTCTCAGCTAAATGTGAAGCAGCAGATGAATACACAAAGGATATTCTTTCGATTAAAGAAGACGAGATTGTTAAACTCAACAAACTCATTAAGCCAAATAGAAATATGTGGTGGCTGAGTGGAGGCTTTGTGGCTGGGGTTGGCACATCTATAGCAATTATGCATGCTGTGAAGTGAGAAATGGTGAAAAATAAAGATCCCAATTACGCCATTAAAGTGGAAAAAGCAATTGCTGAAAAATATGGCACAGAAACAGTTCAGAATCCAAAAGCAAATTGGTCAGACAAGAAGGAAAAAGAATATCTTAAACAATTAAAAGATATTTATAATTCGAAAGACACACAGGACTCTTCTGAAGAGCAGATAAATGGAGTTTTTATATCCAAGAAACTACTTAAAAGAGAATCGAAGCGTTCTTGTCCGGTTTGTAATACATACTCCTTTAAGTCAAATGACGATGTTTATATGTCTAAATTTGGATGCTGTGAGAGGTGCTACATTCAATGGGTTGAGGGTCGCGAAGAGAGATGGAATAAAGGATGGAGACCCAATAATGGCTGAATCAAATATTTTAGAAATTGTACAAGGACTGGCACAAGCTGCTGCCAATGCATATGACGGCGCACACGATGATCGTTATGTTCGTGATGGTGAAGTTAAAAAAGTAGGACTGAAAAGGGAAGAAGGGTGCCCGATTATGGACCAAAGGGTCAATGATGGCTTTAAGGTTAGATTTATCGGCAACCAGCTTTGTATTCATTATCAATCCGATATCAAATTAAAAGATATTTATGGAGGAGGTTTTGAGAATGAGATGTCTCGTATGTTAAATGAGATTAAAAAGTTCCTTCAGAAAGAGTACAAAGCCATCACTGGTAATTCTGTCACATTAACAAAAAAAGGCGATATTCAGATATTGGCGTCTTCTGTATCGAGAGTCCGTTCATTCGTTCAGGCTTATCAGTATTACAATATCTCCGGAATAAAAGCAGATCCTGATGCGGGTGTTGGGTCTGAGAATAGAAAAGTAGAAGATTCCTGGAGGAAATTCCTAGACCTCGATAATAAAAACAAAAGACCACAGAACGATACAAGGAAAAAGGGCTAATGCTCGATGGCCTACAGACTAACAAAGAAAGAAATTGTACAAGAAATAGTTAAATCAGGCAAGAGTCCCAGTTATTTTATCAATACTTATTGCCGCATTAGTCACCCTATGAAAGGGCTCATACAGTTTAAGACTTATCCTTATCAGGATGATCTATTAAATGATTATAACGATTTTCGTTTCAATGTAATTTTAAAAGCAAGGCAGTTGGGGATCTCTACGATCACCGCTGCTTATTGTGTTTGGTTTATGCTTTTTCATAAAGAGAAGAATATTGTTGTTCTTGCCACCAAGTTTAGTACAGCCGCTAATCTTGTCAAAAAAGTTAAAAGCATAATGAAGCATTTGCCAGAATGGATGAAGGTGGCGCAGATATCTGTTGACAACAGGACCTCCTTCGAATTATCAAACGGCTCCATTATAAAAGCAGTTCCGACATCTGAAGACGCAGGACGCTCAGAGGCACTTTCTCTCCTTGTGGTTGATGAAGCAGCACACATTGAAAAGATGACAGAAATATGGACTGCTGTTTATTCCACTCTCGCAACAGGTGGTCGATGCATTGCTTTGTCAACCCCGAAGGGAACAGGTAATTGGTTTCATAAAACATATGTTGATTCCGTTGAGGGCCAAAATGAATTTAATCCCATTGAGCTTATGTGGGATGTACATCCCGAAAGGGACGCAGAATGGTTTGAGCGAGAAACTAAAAATATGTCAAAAAGACAGATTGCTCAAGAATTATTGTGTAACTTCAATACTTCTGGTGATACAGTTATACACCCAGACGACTTAACGTGGCTGCACAAATTATTAAAAGAACCTGATTACAGAACGGGTCATGATAGAAATTTTTGGATTTGGGAAAAATACAATGAGGGAAATACATATTTGCTCGTTGCAGATGTTGCCCGAGGAGACGGGGCCGATAATTCAGTATTTCATATTATAAAGCTTGAAACAATGGAAGTGGTCGCGGAATATCAGGGCAAACCAAGCCTGGATATGTATTCCCAAATGCTTTATTCTGCCGGCTCAGAGTATGGTACCTGCCTTCTTGTTGTTGAGAACAACGGCATAGGTATATCAATATTAGAGAAGCTGGTTTCGCTTGGGTATTCGAATCTTTATTACTCTGTTAAGTCCACTCATGAGTTTGTAAGTCAAATTCAGGGCGAAGCAATGAACAACGCAGTTGCTGGATTTACGACTTCCACCAAAACAAGGCCCTTAATAGTGGCCAAACTTGAAGAGTTTGTTAGAAATAAGTTAATAAAAACATATTCTAGCAGGATATATCACGAATTTAAAACATTTATTTGGTCCAATGGTAAACCCCAAGCAATGAGATCGTACAATGATGATCTAGTTATGTCATTGGCAATTGCTTGTTGGGTAAGAGATACAGCCCTTCAAGTTAATGAGAGGGAAGTTGAATATAGAAAAGCAATGTTAAATTCGATGTATATGAATACTACAAAGATTAACACCGCTATAAAGGGAATGGACACATTTTCACAATCTCATCAAGAAAAGTATAGTGATGAAATACAGCAAGTAAAAGATTTTTTATGGATTTACAAAGGATAATATAAAATGGCTAAAAAGTTTAGAAAAGGGAAAAACCCGTATAATGAAACAAGTGGATTGTTCAAATCGCTTACAAAGTTATTCTCAGGGCCCATCACGCAAAGAAGAACCCAGACAGGCAGACAGCTACGTAGAAGACACTTAGACACATATGCCAGTAGATTTAAATCTGCATCAGGGAAGCAATTCAAAAAAACAGAATACAACCCGATGAACATCCTTACTGTTAATATGATTTCTAATCGCAACAGGGCGGAGAGATATGTTGATTTCGACCAAATGGAGTACGAGCCTATTATTGCATCTGCCTTAGATATATATGCAGATGAGATGACCACATACTCAGGGCTTAATCCAATGCTAAGGATAAAGTGCCCAAATGAAGAAATCAAGTCAATATTAGATTCCTTATATTTTAATGTTCTTAACATTAATCATAATTTGTTTGGTTGGTCTCGGACTATGTGTAAATACGGAGATCTCTTTTTGTATTTAGATATTGATGAAAAGGTCGGTATTCGTAGCGTTATAGGTCTACCCTCTCAGGAAGTCGAAAGACTTGAGGGAGAAGATGAGTCTAATCCGAATTATGTGCAATATCAGTGGAATAGCGCCGGTATGACATTGGAGAATTGGCAAGTTGCTCACTTTCGTGTACTTGGGAACGATAAACACGTACCATATGGAACATCTGTCCTTGAGCCTGCTCGTCGTATTTGGCGCCAGCTAACACTCTTAGAGGACGCTATGATGGCCTATCGCATTGTCAGGTCACCGGAGCGACGAGTGTTCAAAATAGACGTTGGGAATATCGCCCCTCAAGATGTAGAGCAGTATATGCAGAAGGTTATGACCCAAATGAAGCGTCATCAAGTTGTAGATCCTAAGACTGGCCGTGTTGATCTCAGATACAATCCCCTATCAATTGAAGAGGATTATTTTATTCCTGTTCGTGGCGGGTCTGCCTCTGAGATTTCAAACCTTCCCGGAGGACAATTCACCGGAACTGTTGAGGATGTTAAATATCTTAAAGATAAACTCTTTGCGGCAATCAAAATTCCTCAAGCATATCTCACAATGGGAGAAGGCGCAATGGAAGACAAAACTACGTTGGCCCAAAAGGACATTCGCTTCTCAAGGACCATACAAAGACTCCAGCGAGTAGTGATCTCAGAGCTTGAAAAGATTGGAATTATACACCTTTTCACTCTTGGCTTTAGGGGTGATGACCTTCTATCATTCTCACTGGGTCTCAATAATCCTTCTAAGATCGCAGAGTTGCAGGAGCTTGAACACTGGAAAGTTAAATTCGAAGCAGCAGGAGCAGCCACCGAGGGTTACTTCTCAAAGCGTTGGATCGCAGAACACATGCTAGGAGTTTCAGAGGAAGAATTTATTAGAAACCAGAGAGAGATGTTTCACGATATGAAAGTGACTGGTCGTCTCCAAGGCGGAGAAGAGGGCGGAGCACTTGGAGGTGATTTAGGTGGAGACCTCGGCGGGGACTTAGGTGGAGACCTCGGTGGTGATCTTGGAGGTGATATGGGTGGTGATCTTGAAGCCCCTGAAGCGGGTGGCGGAGATGATGAGGAGGATATCCTCTTGGCGGAACCCCCAGCAAAGCGAGATGACAAACCAAGTTATAAAAGAGGAAACTATAAGAGGCACCAATCCTCATATAATAAAGGCGGAAGAAAGAAAAATTATAAAAATACAGCCACAGGTGAATATGGTAACACAACAAGAAGCATGTGGATGGGAGCATCAGAATTGAGACAACTATCAAAGGGTATCACAGAATCTCACAAAGTTGAAGAAAATAAACTATTTAATACGAAAGGGGAAGTTGATAAACTCTTAGAGGGACTTTTAAAAACGGAGAAGAAAGACCATGAAACACAATAAGAAAAGAAATACCGCTTTTCTTTACGAATGTCTTGTAAAGGAATTGACAAAAGCTATTGTTAGAAAACAGAGCGATAGAAAATCTAAAATTATCAATATTATAAAAGAGAATTTTAAAAACGGCTCCATGCTTAAAGCCGATCTTGACATATACAGATCAGTTATTGAATGTAAAAAGATGTCAAAAGAGTTTGCACAAAGATTTTTAGTTGAAACTAAAAAGGATTTTCAAAACATTGACAGAAAACAAGTGTTCAACGAGCAGACTAAGCTAATAAAACAGATCAATGAAACATTATCAAATGGAGTATTTGCTAATTTTATTTCAAATTATAAAGATCTTGCTTCTATCGGGCAATACTTCCAAGATAATCAGTTGAAAGCTAAGAATAGACTCCTTGTTGAATCAAGAGTTATTAGCCTTCTGGTGGTTGAGAAAGCTGAAAAGCCCCATATGAAACACGTTGACAATCTCACATATAAGACCTTCACCGATAAATTCAATGAAACATACAGCAAAACTCTCAGAGCAGAACAAAAGGATCTTTTGATGAATTATATTGTTTCTTTTTCTGATAATGGGTTGGGTCTTAAATCGTTCTTAAACGAGGAAATTTCGCGCCTTAAAGAGACCCTTAGTGAATGTACCAAAAACGAAAAAATAGCTCAAAATGAGGCCTTTTTGGCGAAAACAGAGCAAGTTTTAAGCAAACTTGAGGAATTTAAAAAGACCCCAATCTCTGAAGACATGGTTAAAGATGTATTTTATATTCAAGATCTTATTGCGGAGGTAACTAAATAATGGCTATTAAAGTAAAGATTGGAGATCAAGGACCAGATTCTATAAAGGTAAAGATAACTGAACCCCTTAAGGTAAAAATCAACGACCCCAATAAACATATTGTTGAGTTTCAATTGATGATGCGTAGGGCTTTAAATGGAGATTTAATGATCTTTGATCATTCGGACATTGATATTATTATAATGCCTGAAAAGAAAAAGATTGTTGCTTTTGCTAAAGATTTGATGACCGAGGCTGTGTATGGGGCGGAAAGTAGACTCTTGGAACACTTAAGAAGAAAGGGAATAATAGCACATGATTCCATTCAAGGTGGAAATGTCTATGGCTCTTTAGAAGGTAAGATTCATGAGTCCAACGAGATTGATCCAATAAAAGCGACCTTGTACGAAGTGAGCCAGTGGATAGATGAAGAGCGGCCATATTTCAAATCAGCAGAGGCTTATGATGAAATGATGGACGATTATTATACAGATCCAGACGAAGATGAATCAACTGAACTTGGAGAAGTGCCACACGAAGAAAAGAAAGGCTCTATTTTACAACGAGGGTTGTTTGCTCCATATCTTTATGGTAAATACACCTATTAGTGGAGATTAAATGGATTTAATATACTTTATTCTTGCCGCATATGGCATGACATTTATGTTGGTATATGGCAAAATATTTGAAGATATTCGCCCTAAAAAAGATTATACAAAAAAGTGGAATACCTTGTGGCACTGCCCGCTTTGTTTGGGATTTTGGGTCGGATGTTTTCTATTTTTGATAAATGGTTTCACTGAACTATTTACTTTCGAGTATTCAATCGCGAATATGTTTATTTGTGGTTGTATCTCTGCCGGAACCTCTTATTTTCTTTCAATGATTGTAAAAGACGAAGGCATTAATGTTAACCATATAGGAGTTGGTCATGACTAGAAAATGGATGCTTCAACCAGTAAGACGTTGCTGTAGCGGAAGTTGACTCGTGGGGGTAGCGCCCCCACTTTTTTAAGGATTTTGTAAAAAATGAAATTAACTAAAAAATTATTGGAACAATATGTTAGAGAAGCTTGGCAACAAAAGATATTTGGCGGTGAAGAAGAAGTAAAAGTACAGGTTGATAAAGAGCCGGCACCACAAGAACCATGGCAACAAATAGAAAAACTTGTAAGAAGGACAAATTTTAAATTTGATAAAATATATGGCTTCCCAATGATACGAAAGTTTTACAAACTTCATCGAAATTATGCTGCTGGGATTCCTATTCCTGAAATTACTCAGATTATTCCAATGCAAGACAAAACTATTGATATCGTCTTTGCTGACGGGTTACAAGAAAAATATATTCCTTATGATATTAATATCAGCAGGGGATATTAGGAGTTTATTATGCCAAAACAGTTGTTAACAGAGTTTTATGAATTATGTAAAGATGGGGTTTGCCAAGACCTTTTAACCGAAAGGGAGAAAAGAGAAGTTGCCAATGGAACTCTCTATCTTTCAGGCCGGATGCAAACTTGCGAGATGAAAAATGGCAACGGGAGAATTTACCCTTGCGATGTTCTTAGAAAAGAAGTACAAAATTACCAAAATGTCATCAAAGATAACAGAGCGTTGGGAGAATTAGACCATCCGGATGATTCTGTTATTAATTTGAGAAATGTATCTCATGTTGTGACCGATATGTGGTGGGAAGGCAAGGATGTTATGGGAAAGATAAAGATCCTTGATACTCCTTCTGGTCGTATTCTTAAAGATCTTATTAATTCAGGAATTAAGCTGGGGATATCAAGCCGTGGACTTGGAACTGTTAAAGAGAGTACACAAGGGACAATTGTCCAAGAGGATTTCGAACTGATTTGTTTTGACATTGTTTCAGAACCTTCCACACCTAATGCATATATGTATCCAAACTCCAATAAGGAAGCAAACAGAGTATATGAAAATAAGATAAATCAAAAAAGTGATTTAATTATTGACGATTTATTTAAAAAGATTTTGAGGAACTAATGAATAAAAATGAGCTTAAAAGGGCACTGAAGCCCTTGATCAAAGAGTGTATTAAAGAGGTTCTTTTTGAAGAAAAAGGGGCATTATCACATATTATTTCCGAAGTCGCTAATGGGTTAATAATCGGTAATCCCAAAAGCGTTGTTGCCGAAGAAAATAATGTGAGTTTAAACCACGCCACCCTCAAACAAGACCATAAAACAGCAGAGCAAAAATTAACGGAACACAAAAGAAAACTTTTAGATGCAATCGGCGCCGATGCCTACGGTGGAGTTAATATTTTTGAAGGCACATCACCAGCACCTGCTCCTGCGCCCTCACCCCAAGGGGCCCTCTCGGGGGTTGATGCTTCTGACGCCGGCGTTGATATCTCAAGCATCTTTAGTAGAAAATCGTCTGCTATATTTAATAAAATGAAGGGAAAGAAGTAATGGCTAATTTAGTTGTCTATCCAAGACGAAATGAAAATATCGAAAGAGTAATTAAAAGGTTTAACAAAAAAGTAAAAAAACTTGGTATTCTTGACGATTATAAAGATAAGCAAAGATATATGAAACCTTCTGAGAAAAGACGAAGGGCTAAGAAACGTTCCGACAGACGAAGAGCCAAAGAAGAAGCAAAAAGAAAAAGATAACTATTTATAGGAAGTTGGAGATTTTATTATGTCATCAAATTTTAAATATACAGCAGGATTAAACAATGTTGGGTCCTACCAGTCAAGTGGGATACCGTTCGCCACCGGGAGCGTAAACTGCACTACAGCCACAGTAATACGCTTCCCATACGTGACAAGATGGGTAGTAGTCACAAACAATGGAACAACTAACGCCAAAATAGGTTTTTCTGAATTGGGGGTCCACGGTGGTAGCAATTATTTTGAAATAGGAAAAGCCGGCGGGGCAGATCTAACTCAAGTTTCGCCAAGGCTCGAATTAAAATTGACGGAGCTTTGGGTTTCAGGATCTGATAAAATAACCGTTGTTGCTGGTCTTACAAATATACCACCAGCAAGGCTCAATTCTAGTTCTGTGGGAATAAACTGGACTGGGTCTATTGGAGTTGGCTAATGGGTGAATTTGGATGGGCATATTTAAATGATGTAATCACCGGACAAGGACCAGAGGGCGCAATTCAATACGTTTCTGGGACAAGTGGGATGATCTCTGGTAGTGGCAACTTGATGTACAATAACACAAGTGGTCTATTGTCATTAACCGGAAGTATGATTATAAGCGGAACCTTGCAAGCTCATACTTTTGATATTATACAAACAAACATAATAGAAATTGACGCAAGTGGCAGTACGAACTTTGGTAATGACAGCACAGATACTCACGTTTTTACAGGATCTGTTAGTATTATATCTGGAGCACTTAAGCAAGCCTATTTTAAAATGACAGGGTCTATATATTCAGCTACTCAGTATAATTCTATAATCGGAGTAAGCTCAAGTGCTTATGCTTCAATTTTATTACCATCAGCCTCTGTGTCCGGTGTTGGGCATACTTTAGTTATAAAAGATGAGTGGAGTACCACAAGAGCAGAGTCGGCCAAAATAGCAGTGTCAGCTTCTGGTGGAGATAAGATTGACCACTTAACTACTTATAGTATTACCGGTGACAGTGCTGCTTTAACTCTTTATAGTGATGGCACAACAAATTGGTTTATTTACTAAGGGAGGCTTGATGAATGGGTTACAACGTTTTAAGCGGAAGTACCTCGACCATCAGTGTAGCCACCAGCGGATCATTTATTGGAGACGGGTCGCGTCTTGAAAATGTAAAGCAGTTTGAACTATACAATGCTGGAGATACTAGAGTACCGTTTTATAAATTAGTTAGTGGAGAATACACACTAGATGCAAATGGCGGCTTTATTTTTAATAATAATGCTGTGACCGTACCTGGGCTTACAGCATCTGTAGGAATAAGGTTGTCTAGTCCTATCTCTGGAACGCTTGCTGGGGATGGCAGCTTTCTTGGCTTGGATGCTAATGGTAATATGGTCCTTACGTCATCTGGTGGGTCTGGAGGTGCCGCCACTGGAGTTGGGCCTGATAATTCTTTACAGTTTCACACTGGGGATGGGGCCATAAGCGGATCTTCCAACCTTCTTTTTGCTTCAAATATCTTGACTGCAAATTGCGGACTTGTGTTTAAAAGGCAAGAAGTGACATCAACAATGACAGCTTCGTCCACAGATTATTTCATAGGAGTGTCAGCATCTTCGGCGATTACTGTTCAAATGCCGGGCGCAGAAACGCTAACAAGCGGACAAATGTTTGTTATTAAGGATGAAGGCGGAAATGCAGGGATTCATAATATCACGATAAAATCAAGCGGTTCTCAGACTATTGACGGAGAAACATTAATTATTCTAGAATCCCCCTTTGCATCGGTGAACTTGTATACTAATGGGTTGAACAAATTCTTTATTTATTAAATCCTAATTGGTTTATGTGCTCTATTTATAAGTGAGGGCCTGCGGGCCCGTAAGCTTTTTATTGGAGGATATTATATGGCTTATAAATTTCAATTGGGGGCGTTTACCGCTTCCGGTTCTTTAACTCAAGAGGGCGCCATTGAGTGCGATACCAGTTTAACAATTGGTTCTGCTGAAATGTCTGAAGCCGATCTTGAAAAATTAGACGGTATCACTAATGGTACTGCTGCCGCAAACAAAGCAATGGTTCTAGACGCTTCTAGAAACATTGATACTATTAACATTCTTAGTGCCTCTATTCTTAGATGTACTACCCTTAGCGCTTCTGCTGATTCTATTGTGATTGGTAGCACTAAAATTTCGGAAGCGGAACTTGCACTACTTGATGGGTTTGCCGATCATGGAGTTTCAATGGGTGCTGATAGTATTGTATTTTATGATGCTGGTAACTCTGCTTTCAGAAGAGATTCGGTGTCTGATTTCGCTAGTGGATTAGCTGGTTCTGGTCTTGGTGCATCTTCTGGTGTTCTTGCTGTCGCTAATGCTACCAATGGTGGTTTGAGTGTTAATGCCAGTGACATCAACCTTGACTTTGGCGACTTGTCTGAAGTTGCTATTGATGTTGCTAATGACTATATTGCATTTGCTGATGCAACTGATGGCGAAACTAGAAGAGAGGCTGTTGCTGATTTAGTTAGCGCAACTGCTGGTGCTGGTTTAGCTGCAACTGATGGCGTTCTTGCTGTTGTTAATGCTACTAATGGCGGTCTTGATGTTCAGGCTAATGACATTAAATTGGACATTGGTAACCTAACTGCTGGTACTGCTGATTATTCAAACGACCTTCTTGCGTTTTGGGATGTCTCGGCGACCCAAACCAAGAAAATTACTTGGTCTAATTTTGTTGCTAGTATTGCTGGTGACGGTCTGGTTAATAATAGTGGAAGAATGGAAATTCAAACCTCTGGTGCTTTGGATGTCCAATCGGATAGATTAGTTCTATCTTCTTCTGTTGCTGGTACTGCTATTGAAGTTGGCGCCAACGATGGCCAAGGGGTTATAACTCTTTCTGTCGATTTGACAAACGTTTCTGCACTTGGCGGTGCGAGTCTACATCAGACTCAAGACCATTTCTTGTTTTCTGATAATGGTACAACTAAGAAGGTTACATTTTCCAACTTGGAAGATTCAATCTTCGCAAATGTCTCTGGTGACGTTGCTATTGCTGCTGGCGGTGCTGTTACCATTCAGGCAAATGCTGTTGAGAGCGGAATGCTTAATGACAATGTTATTAGCGGACAGTCTGCTTTAGGTAGTGCTGGGGTTGCTCAGGCTGATGAACTTTTGTTCTCTGACGGTGGCACCTTGAAAAAAGTTACTTTTTCAAATTTTGAAGATTCAGTTTTTGGAAATGTTTCTGGTGATATCGCAATTGCTGCTGGTGGTGCTGCTACCATCCAAGCAAGCTCTGTTGAAGGTTCTATGCTAAACAACAATATCGTTTCTGGTTTAGATGATATTAATGCTGCTCTTCAGACCACTGATGAGATCATTGTTAGTGATGGTGGAACTATTAAGAGAATGGACTTGTCCAGACTCTCTACCATGATGCAAAGCACTGGTCTTGCTGATAGTTCTGGTCAGCTTTCTGTAGCTGCTGCTCAGACAAGCATTACTTCTATTATTAACTCTTCTTTGGGCAAGATTGGTACTGATGCTGCTCAAGAGTATATTGATTTCGGAACCTCTAATGAGATTAAGATTGTAGTTAATAACTCTGCTGTTGCTTCTGCTGAAGCTGGTAAATTTGTTGTTAATGGTGATCTTGAGGTTAAGGGTACAACTACTTCTGTAGATTCTACTACCATTAACATCTCTAGCTCTTTCACTTTTGAAGGGCCTGCTGATGCTCATGAGACCATTCTTCATGCTGGTTCTCCTGCTGCTGACACTACCGTGTACCTACCAACTTTAAGTGCTGGTAGTTTTTACCTTCCTGCTTTGGCTGATGCTGCAACAGATGCTTCTGCTGCTGTTACTGCTGCTGAATTTGCACTACTTGATGGTGGATCTTCAGTTGGCACAACTGCTCTTGCATCTGGTGATGGTTTCCTTCATAATGATGGTGGAACAATGAAGCACACGCAAATTGATAAGATTGCTGATCTTTTTGCTGGAGACGGTATCTCTGCATCTTCTGCTGTATTGTCTCTTGATATCGCAGGTATGGCCTCAGAACTGTCTAGTGCTGGCTTGGCTAATACCGACGAGTTCGCTTTCTCTGATGGCGGTACTATGAAGAAAATTGATTTCCAATACATTAGAGATTCGGCTTTTAGTGCTGTTTCTGGCGATGTTGCAATTGCTGCCGGTGGTGCTGCTACCATTCAAGCAAATGCTGTTGAGAGCGGAATGCTTAATGATAATATCATTAGCGGCCAAACAGAATTAGCTTCTGGTGGTGTTGTTGATGCTGACGAAATGATGATTTCTGATGGTGGAACAATCAAGAGAATAGGTGTTGATAGTCTCAAGGTTTACATGCAAGGGTTAACAGTTCAAGATGATTTGGATAATAGTGGAACACTTGTAATTGGTTTTAATAATTGGGGTGCCCCTCTTGGAGGAGCAGAGTCTTGTACTCTCCCAGCCTCTCCTGCTGTTGGTGATGTTGTGTACGTAAAAGCTCCAAGCAATTGTAGCTCCACCAACACAATAACAATTAACAAAGCTGGTTCTCAAACGATTGACGGTCAGGCTGCGATCGTTCTTGAATCACCTTTTGCTGCTGTTTCCTTGTGTTACGTTGAAGCTAATATATGGTCGATCTTCTAATCTAAGATTAGATACGCAAACATTGTGGTTGGTGCCTTCGGGCACCAGCCCTTTTTTGTTTTTGGAGCTATTTATTTACAAAACAGAGGTTTATAAATGTCATATAATATTCTTAACAAGAACGTCAATTTCCAAGGCGCAACCAAAGGGACTGTCGAGGATCTTGTTGATACACATACCGCACAGGCCATATCGGGGAGTAAGGATTTCAATGTTCTCACGGGCTCAAACACCCATGTGCTTAACACTTTAAGTGTTGCAACTCATGCCTTTAATCATGCAGTTTGCGTTGCCGGGGCAGTAAGTGCTTCTTTGAATATTTCTGCTTCTGCGTTCTACGCTAATGGGGTCTTGCTTGGTGGCGGATCAGTGTCATCGGTTGCAAACGGCGCCGACAATCGAATAGCTACATTTAGTTCCACTGATGCTTTAAATGGTGAAGCTAACTTGACATTTGATGGTTCTGTTCTTGATTTTAAGGCGACATCAATCTCTGGGTCTGGTAATATCTCGGGTTCTGCATTTTATGGAACTTGGGATGGTGGCCCCATCCCCGGAGCAAAAATCCAGTTGGGCTCAAATGGCGGTTTGGTAGATTCAGGTGGCCTAAAGCTAAACGCTGGTGTCTCAGCGGTAGGCTCTCTTAATACAGCAGATAAAATTTTACTTTTTGATGCCGATGATAGTGATAATGTAAAACGTACCACTGCTGGTGATATTGCTAATTTGTTTTCTGCCGCTGTCACATCATATAGTGGTGACACGGATAACAGGGTTATAACATCTGGTGGTTCTAAATCCCTTGTTGGGGAGGCAAATTTAACATTTGACGGATCAACAAATAAATTAACAGTCAATGGTGATGTATCTGGATCTGGGTATGTATCTGCATCATTTGGGTGGTTTGGAACAAAAGTTACAGCAGCAGATATAGAATTAGGGGACGCTACTGGCTTGGCAGGCGCTGGACTGGTAAATAATGGTGGAGAATTGGACGTTCAAGTCTCAGGAGCCATTAAAATTGCCTCTGATAAGGTTGGAATTACTGGCTCTTTCGCTGGAGATGGATTATCATATTCAGGTGGTGTTGATAGTGTTTCTAGTATAGGAATCAACCTTGCTGCTTCCAACTCAGGGTTGTCTGTGGCTAGTGACGAACTAAAGATTAATTTGAATTCAGTGGCCACAGGGACCCCGTTGTACAGCGCAGACCATATAATTTTTGTAGATGCTGACGATGCTGCTACTAAGAAATCTAGTTGGTCAAATTTTGCAGCTTCCATTGCTGGTGATGGACTCATTAATGATACTGGTAGATTAGCAGTTCAAACATCCGGGGCTGTTAAGATTATATCAGATAAGGTTGCGATTTCAGGATCAATTGCTGGTAACGGACTTGAGTATGCTGGTGGTGTTGATTCAATCTCCGCTCTTGAGGTTAAAGTATCTGATTTTATGTCTAACGGGTCAAATAATAGAATTTTGACAGCAGGAGACGCCAACTCAATTAATGCAGAGACCAATCTAACTTTTGATGGATCAATTTTATCTGTGACTGGTTTAGTTTCTGGGTCTTCAACATTACAAGTTGGCTCTCACATTACAGGTTCGGGGCAACTTATATTTCCCAATTTAGCATCAGGGTCCGTTGCTGGTCCGGGAAGTTATTTGGGGCTGAGTACTGATGGCTCAATTATACTTACATCATCTGTTGGCGGTGGTGTTTCGGCTGTAGCAAACGGCGCAGATGACAGAATAGCAACCTTCTCAAGCGCAGATGCTTTGAATGGTGAAGCTAATTTAACATTTAGTTCTGCCAACAAATTAACAGTCAATGGTGATGTATCTGGATCTGGGTATGTATCTGCATCATTTGGGTGGTTTGGTACGAAAGTTACAGCAGCAGGCATAGAGCTTGGAGACGCAACTGGTATTGCTGGGTCTGGTTTAACAAATAATGGTGGAGAACTTGATATTCAAGTATCTGGTGCCATTAGAATTACATCAGATAAAATTGGATTAACTGGCTCTCTTGCTGGAAATGGACTAGAGTATTCTGGCGGAATTGACAGTATTTCTGCTCTTGAGGTTAAAGTATCAGACTTTATGTCCAATGGTGCTAACAACAGAGTTATAACAGCCGGCGATGCAAATTCGATGAACGCAGAATCTAATCTAACTTTTGATGGAACAGATTTAGGTGTCTCTGACAAGATTTTTCACATAGGTGATGTGGATACGTTTATCAATTTTACAGATGACGACATAAACTTTCAAGCTGGTGGTGTTAATTTTCTAGATTTCACTGAGGATACTCAAAACGAAGTAACTTTTAATGAAGGTGGCGTTGACGTTGATTTTAGAGTTGAAACTGCTGACGAATCTCATATGCTTTTTATTGAGGGCTCCTCTAATAGAATGAGCATTGGTGACAACACAGGATCTCCCGGTGCCACATTAGAGATTAAAAATCATGCTTCTGCCGGTGCCACTGGTGTGCCTCTTTTACAGTTAAACAACAACGATACCGATCAACAATGTTTAGATATTAATGCTGGTAATATTGACGCAAACGTAGTTAATATAACAGCAAACGATGTAACAACGGCAAGAGTTCTTGCTATTGGTGCAGATGGCTTAACCACTGGTAATGCTTTTTATGTTGATGATAACTCATCAAACACAGGAACAAGAAATACAGCGCTTATAATCCAGAATCACACCGGCGCAATTAACGCACAAGCACTCGCAGTTCAGTCAGATGGTGGCAAAACAGGAGTAAAAATAGACAAGAATTACTCAGATCTCACTGAAGCTTCAGTAGTCGGCTTAAATATAGACTGGGATAAAACTGGTGCTTCTACGTCAGACAACACCATGTATGGTATTCAACTTGATATGGACAACACGACAGCCACCAATGGCCTGAACACTATGTATGGTATTCATGTTACCCCGACTCTTACGCATGCTGCTAATGCCGGCACACCCATTGTATACGGTGCATATTTTAATGCACAAGGTAGTGCAAACGGCACCAGCCTTGCAGCAGCCGCAAAGTTCGAAGCCGGCGGTGCTGATTCTAACTGGGGGAT